AAACATATTGTTAAATGGAGTTGTGAGCCATTCCATGTTAAGTACTTGAAACCAACAACTGGTAAAATTCATCGGTATTTTATAGATTTATTTCTGGAATTTTCTACTGGTGACAAATTCATAGTTGAAATTAAGTCAAAGAGTGAAACTATACCACCCAAAATTCCCAAGAAAAAAACTCAAAAGTCAGTCATAAATTACCAAAAAGCCCAAATGACTTATGCAGTCAATCAGGCTAAATGGGAATCAGCTAAAAAGTTTGCAGAAGCTAATCAGATGAAATTCATAATTCTTACTGAAGATCATCTTTCTTAAATTTTTCAATTCCATATTTTCTTATGGCTTGATGAAATCTAGTATTTGAATCACATTTTGAAGCTTTAACATGTTCATATAATCTCTCATTCATTGATTTAGAAGTTAAACCAATATAAGATTTACCAGTTGGTGATGTATGTTTGTAAATTAGAAAATTCATTAGCAACTCGGTTAAGTATAAGTAACTTTGCCAGTTTCTTTATTATATTTAACACCCCGATGATCATGTTTGCATTTCTTGACTGCTTTAGCTAATGCATCTTTTAGTTCTTGACCTTCTAACCCTTTACCGATATCAAATGTTTCTTTATTGGATTCAATTGATTCTTCTATAAACTCTTTGAAACTAATGCGAGCTTCTTGTTCAGAATGATCTGATTCATTAATAATTTTACTGATAACTTCCAGATTTCTGATATTAAAGTTATTGAATAATTTTTCATCTTTACCAGCTTTGATTTCTGACTTAAGCATTTTATCAATTTCTGATTTTAGATTATCTTCTGAAATTCCCAATTCTTTAAGCAACTTTTCAGCAACTGAATTGGCTTTATCATTGTTCTTAGCTAACAGATNAGTGATTTTAATTAGTGAATTCACACGTTTATTAATTTTTTCTCGTTCTGGGCTAAATGTAACATCAATAGATGCAAGAGCTGCATCTAGTGCTTTATTTTTTGATTCTGATAATTGCATTAGTAAAATCCTTTCATTTTATCTAGTTTCCATTGTGCCAAAATTTTCTTAATCCAAAGTTGTATATCATCCATTGTTTTTCTAGGTTTTTGTGGTGCTCCCCAGATTTTAGCAAAATTGTTTAATTCATCTTTATCATCTAGCATTTGTTGTTCTGCAGCATCCCAAAAAGCATCTTTCCAACTTGGGTGTTTTGTTCTGTTAAATTTATCGAGAACACTCTCATTTAAAGAGTCTTTTAAATATTCTTTAAAATTCATTTTTATTCCTTAGTTAGTTCCCCAGACATCATCTTCATCTGTGTCTACAATGGGTTTATTTGTTTTGGTATCAATACCGCCTGTCTTAATAACTGTTTCAACACTTTCTGTTACTTCAACTTCTGTGTCAATTTCAGCAGCTTGATTAATTAATTCAGTAAAATATGTATCTAGTGTTTCATACGGTGTATCATCTTCTTGAACTGAAATATCAACTGTGTCAAGTTCCTGAATTAGTTTATTATCATATGGTTTACATGATAAAGTATACACAGTTTTTGCATCAGAATATGTGAATAAGTTGTTAACACCAGGAACAGTAATATTCACATGTGTAACTTCCATAAGGTGGTTATTAGGTAATGTAACTAAATTACCGATTATTTTTTCAATATCTGATTCAGTACCAATAATATCTTCGAAATCGGCTCTAGCAGCAAATAAGTTAATTGTATCAAAATTATTGAAATAACCTTGATTAAAACTATAATCACCTTCATTCCAGTCTTCTGAAATTTCTGGTAACATGTAAATTTCAAAAATATCTTCACTATTTGATTTCATATGAGTATAATCACCAAAAACAGTACTATCATGGTTGATTTTTTCAGTAATTAGAAATTTTGTTAGAACTCCATACAAATTGATCACTTCTGTCACAAGAGAATTATTCAAATCGTATTCGGGTTCTTCGCTGAAGTTGAAGTTCATTTAAACACCTTTTAGTTTATTTATAAATAATAATAAATCATATAAAGGATACTCATATGTATTTACAAGAAGTCGTCAAATCTTTCATGAAGCAACCAGAAAAGGCCCGTGACAAAGAAAGTTCAGAAGTAAAACAAAACAATGTTCTAGTTGATGTCACGAATAATGATCTATATCCTAATACTGGTGTATTCTTTGATAATGACCAAAGCATGGGATTATTTGGTCAGTCTGAAATGCGAGATATTTTATTTAGACAAAAAGATAAAATTATGAAGTACAGACAGATTTCCATGACACCTGATGTTACAGATGCGATTGATGAAATTGTTAATGAGATTATCTTTATCTATGATGATGCAATTCCCCTGAAAATTGATATTGATGAAGAAAATGAAAGATTAGTCAAAGCAATCAATGAAGCATTTGAAAGAATAATGAAAATTTTCAATGTCAAAAGAAATTTATTCCAAATTGTGAAAAGAAGTTATGTCGACGGTCAAATTATTATGCATTGTGCATATGATAAAAAATCCACAAAAGGTGGTATTAAGTCAATTAAAATGATCGAACCTTGTATGTTATATTTTGATGGCAAGGATGGAACATACAAATATCACAATGAAGATACTAACTCGTTTAATTCTATGAATTCTACAGATTCTAAAGTATCATATTCTACTGAGGAAGTTATCAGAGAAGATTTTGGATTATATGATGGCAAAATAAATTTAAGTTATCTTGAGTATGCTTTGAAACCAGCTAACATGCTTAGAACGCTTGAAGATTTACTTATTCCTATGAGATTTAGTAGAAGTATTTCAAGACGTGTGTTCAATGTTGATATTGGTGATCTACCTAATAAACGTGGTAGTGAAGTTATGCAAGAACACCAGTCAAAATTCAAATACAAGAAATTTTATAATAATGAAACTGGTGAAGTTTCAAATCAACAACATATTACATCAATGGTTGAAGATTATTGGTTCGCTAACAGATCAGGTGGTAAGGGCACAACCGTTGATGTTCTTGATGAATCAGGAAATCTTGGTGAGTTGGATGATATCTTATACTTTGCTCGTAAGTTATACAGAGCTTTGAAAATCCCTAGTAACCGTATTGATATTAATCCAGATGGTGATAAAGACTTTGAATATGATTCTACTAGAGTTACTAAAGAAGATATGAAATTCTTCATGTTCATATCACGTATCCGTCAAGTTTATTCTAGTTTATTCAAGGAAATGCTGAAACGAGAAGTTATCAGTACTGGAATCATGAAAGAATCTGAATGGAATGATAAAGAAGACTTAATTCAAATATTATTCGCTAACGAGAATAAATTTATTGAAAATATGAATTTAGCTAACTTCACTAATAAAATTGAAATTTATGCAACCGCTGCTGAATATCAAGGTAAGTTATTCTCTGTTAATACTGTACTGAAAGATATCTTCAGAAAATCAGATGAAGAAATTGAAGAAGAATTCAAGAAAATTAAAGAAGAAGAAAAAGACCCATTATATGATAAGTTCTATAAAGGTGAAGAAGATGAAAATAATTGGTAAAATTAATATAAGGAAAAAATGAATTTTAAAGAATATCTAGTAAGTGTAGCTGCTAAAGCATCTTTGTGGAATGTAAAATTTAAAACTATAAGTGTGCTAAGATGTTTCAAGTGAAAGCAAGAATTTCATCTGAAACAGCTCAAAAAGCTGGCAAAACTTTAGGATGGGATAAAGCTAAAACATTAGCAACGCTAACATCTGTTTTAGAATTAGCCAAGTAAATTATAAATAATAACATAATAACCATAGCGCCAAATCTGAGGCCAGGTATTGCTGTTTAGGTTCGTCCGAATAGATTTCAAGTTCTCTTAAATGAATGTGCTTGAATAAATTACTTGGTTTTTCTGACTTTTGAGATCAAAGATTTCACTATCAAACAGAAAGTAATGCTTATATTCAAGGAGAAAAAATATGGTTGAAACTCTAAGTCCAGGCGTAAAATAGTTGGCTTATAAAATAATAACGAATGCGCTCTCATATAGAAATATATGAGTAATAAACCCATTGAATTGCTGGGAACTCTAAACAAGTAAAGTTGTAGACAATCAGCAGCCAAGTTTTAAGAAAAGGTTCAGAGACTATTCCGAAAGGAAGTACACTCAAGTGAGTGGAAGTAGTGGGCAACCGGAAGGTTGAAGATATAGTCCGTTCTATATAGAAATATATAGCAGTTCATAAGAGAACGGTTGTAATTTAACGAGTTATAACGAACATAAAGCTTCATTGAAGAAATTGATGCCAGCACAATCGTACCATCTGTTAGTAACAGTATTAGTACATTTTCTGGTAACTTCGATAAAGGTCCTGTAGATACTTATTTACTAATCACTTCAGTTTCTGATCTGATTAGCTTTTACGGATATCCAGGCACATTGAATTACAATGACTGGTATCAATGCTACAACTTTTTACAATATGGTAACAAACTATTAGTTTCACGTGCTAGTAACTACGGTGGTGCAGCTACTCAAGTTTCTGGTGCTGGTGTTCTAGCAGATGTTGATGTTGTTGATGATACAGCTGATGTTGTTCTAGATGCTGGAGATGGTGTTCTATTACTGTTGGTGAATGGATTGCTTTGAAGATCCTGTTGATGGCGGAGCTGATGTTCTGTTGGTATGAAATTATTACCATTGCTACAGATACATTAACACTTGATCGTAAAGTAGA